AAATAATAGGGGTGGTGCCACTCAGAATACATCATTGTATAACTTATATAAAAATAGAAGTTATGCTTGTACTGTAACTATGTTGGGTAACGCTATGATACAACCTACGATGTACTTTAATTTAAGACACGTACCAATGTTTAGTGGTCCTTATATGATTCAAAAAGTTAATCATTCAATAACACCAGGACATTTTGAGACAATTTTTGAAGGTATTAGACAACCTACGGCTTCTTTACCTAAGATAGATAATTATATTCAATCACTTAAGACAACATTATTACAATCAATTATTGAAAAAAATAATAAAGATAAACAAGAGAAGGAGAAAGCTCTTAAATCAGGTGTGGATACTAACATTATTAATCAAAAAAATAGTGTAATTAGTAAAAATGTAAGTCAAGATGGTACGACTCAAAGCAATAGTCAAAACTGTAAGCCTATGGAGGCAAAACAAAATAAATATGGTAAATTTACAGTTATTAATGATAAATTAAGTACTAGTGTAACATATAAAGAAGTTGTGGATTTAATATCGTTAAAAACAACAGACCAAAAACTTCGTTACGCAGTTTTTGCAAAAATGTACTTGAGTTCATCTCAAAGTGGCGTGTTACAATCGCATTCATTTAATTTTAGTGATACGGATTTAAAACAAGATTGGGGTCCATCTGTTGAATCATTTTTTACGACAAAAAAATATTATTGTAGTAATGAAAATAAACCATATATCGTCTTTACTAGTTTAACTCAAAATGTTGAATTTTTAATATCAAGATATAAAGATAGGGTTGGAAAAATTAAAAGTGTTAATTCAAAAGACATTACAAAATTTTTAATATTATATGGTGAAACTTCAATGTATGATGATTCGTTTTATACAAAAATAAATCCTACAGTTATTACAACAATTGAAAGTAATGTTCAGGATTCTATTAATATTTATAACCCAATAAGTGGAAATTATAACAAAACACCAAATTAGTAACATTTACAAATAAACAGATATTTATATATAAAAAAGATTATGGATACAAAATCATTATTAGAAAATTACTTAGGTAAAAAAACCCGTACTACCGAAAAAGATATGGGTAACGGTTCAAAACAAGTATGTGATTTAGATTCAGGTGATTGTTATACAATTAGAATGAAAGATGGTCTAATTGAAAGAGTTGATAACACTATGAGTCAAAATAGAAAAATACAAGTTGAAACTACAACAGGTGTAAAACAATTATTAAACGGATAAAATGAAAAAAATAGATAATAGAATTTTAGAGGAGATTGCTAGATATAATTCAATTAATAGTTATATTGTAGAACAAGATGCTACTTTACCACCACCTCCGGGTGAAGACCCAAATGCGTTACCACCTATGGGAGGAGCTCCAGCTCCTATGGACCCAAATATGGTAACACCATCACCTGAAGCTCCAGCAGGACCACAACCGGTTGATTTAACTACTGACCCTGATGTGGAAAAAGTTGGTGAAGGTGAAACAGGGGATAAAACAGGGGGTTCAACTGAAGAAATGGATATTACTGATTTAGTAAAATCTCAGAAAAATGTTGAACAAAAACAAGAAGAGTATTTTGATAATTTATTTCAACATTTAGATAACTTAGAATCTAAGTTAGGTGAGATGGATGGTATTATGAGTAAATTGAATGATTTAGAAGCGAAGATTGAAAAATATAGAGAAAAAACTCCTCAAGAAAAATTAGAACTTAGAACTTTAGATTCGGGACCATTCAATCAAAAATTAAGTCAATTTTTTGATGATAAAGAAGAGGACATGGAAAAATCAGGAAAAAATGAATATGTTTTAACACAAGATGATGTTGAAGATTATTCACCTGTTGAAATTAAAAAAACATTTAGAAATTTTGACGATAGTTCGTCAGGGTTTCAACAAGTTAGATAGATAAGACGGTCTTCGGACCGTTTTTATTTCACAAAACAATTTGACAAACACACCTTTAACACTTATACTTTTATAAACCTTTAAATATTTTAAACACTATGGCGACAAATTCATTAGACGCAGTTTTGGCTCAATACGAGAAAGCAAAACAAGGTAGTAATTCTTCTACTACAAAATTTACACAAGAAGAAAGAATGAAAAAATACTTCGCGGCAATCCTTCCAGATAAGGAAACTCAAGGCCAAAGAAGATTAAGAATCTTACCAACAACAGATGGTTCTTCACCATTTAAAGAAGTTTGGTACCACGAGATTCAAGTGGATGGAAAATTCCAAAAATTTTATGACCCGGGAAAAAACGACAATGAACGCTCACCTTTAACTGAGGTTTATGAAGAACTTCGTGAAACAGGAAAAGAAGAGGACAAAAAATTATCGTCAAATTATTTGGCTCGTAAATTTTACATTGTTAAAGTTATCGATAGAGATAATGAGGGGGATGGAGTTAAATTTTGGAGATTTAAATCTAACTACAAGAATGAAGGTATCTACGACAAAATCATCCCTATCTACAGAAATAAAGGTGATATTGCTGACCCTGAAAAAGGTAGAGACCTTATCTTAGAATTAACTAAGGCTAAGACTCCAAAGGGAGCTGTTTATACAGTAATTCAAACGGTTATGTATGATGATGCAGCACCAATTCACGAAGATTCAAAACTTGCTGAAAGTTGGATTAACGATGAATTAACTTGGGAAGATGTTTACTCTAAAAAACCAGTTGAGTACTTAGAATCTATTGCAAGAGGTGAAACTCCAAAATGGAATTCTGATAAAGGTGGTTATGATTATGGTAACTCTGATGAGTCTGAAGTATCGTTTGGTGGTTCTAAACCATCTGCACCAATTGACCCACAAGCGGGAGATGAAGAGGATAATGATATGCCTTTCTAATCAAATAATTTAGACATATAGTTAGGACACTAAGATATACTTGGTGTCCTACTTGTCTAAAAAAAATAACAAATTAAACTAATTAGAAATATGGCGATTAAAAAGAAAACATTCTCGTTAGAGGATATAAAGGGTAAATTCTCTACAAAAACAAAATACAAACCTGAAAGCTTCTATAACTGCGGTGAAGCTTTTATGGATGCTTGTGGTTTACCCGGACCTGTAATGGGGGGTATCAATATGATGTTAGGTCATTCAAATACTTCAAAAACAACAGCTATGATATTAGCGGCGGCTGATGCTCAGAAAAAAGGACATTTACCGGTGTTTATTATAACGGAAAAAAAATGGTCTTGGGAACACTCGGTTGAATTGGGGTTACAAGCGGAACAAAATGAAAATGGTGAGTGGGACGGTCATTTTATTTTTAACGATTCTTTTGAAACAATAGAACAGGCGACTGATTTTATGAATGATATATTAGATGCTCAAGAAAAAGGTGAATTACCGTATAATGTTGCTTTTTTCTTTGATAGTATTGGTAGTATTCCCTGTCAAATGACTTTTGAAGGTAAGGGGGGGTCTATGCACAATGCTAGAGTACTATCAGAAAGAATAGGTATGGGGTTACATTCAAGAATAACAAAATCAAAAAAAGAGGATTATCCTTATTACAATACTTTAGTTGTAATTGTACAACCTTGGGTTGAATTGCCGGACTCACCATTTGGTCAGCCTTCTATTAAACCTAAAGGCGGTGAGGCGTTATATTTGGCATCTTCTTTAGTATTTTTATTTGGTAACCAAAAAAATGCTGGAGTTAATCATATAACCGCAACTAAAAATGGTAGAACCGTATCTTATGCTGTTAGAACAAAAGTATCAATATTAAAAAATCACGTAAATGGTATTGCGTTTAAGGATGGGAAAATTATTGCGGTTCCTCAAGGATATATTGCGGATACAAAAGAGGCGTTAGATAAATATAAAAAACAATATTCTAGTTATTGGGGTGCGATACTTAGTGGTACCGGTGAATTGATATTAGATGAAAATAGTGAAGACGATTCTGACGATTAAAAAAATTGATACTATTACTACTTTTAAGTATTTTTAAGATATTTATATAATATGGGAAGACATAAGATTGATGAAGATAAAAAAAAGGTAAAAGTTTCGGTTGCGATTGACCCTGAATTACCTCAATACTTTAAGGATAAATCTATAAATTTATCTTCCCTTGTTAATAAATTATTAAAAGAATATATTAAAAATGGAAACTAAAGTTTGTAGTAAATGTAATGTTGAAAAACAAATAACCGATTTTTATAAAAAAAATAATTATTGTAAAATTTGTCATTTAGAAAAAAAACAAAATTGGAGAAAAAATAATCCCGAAGAATATAAAAAACAAAACAAAAATTATTGGGAGAGAACTAAAGATGTTCAATCACAAAAAAAGAAAGTTTGGATTAAAAATAATCGGGAAAAGTATAATAGTTATTGGACAAATAGAAAAAATATAGACCCAGAATTCAAACTACTAATGAATATGAGGTCTAGATTATGTGGTTATTTAAAGAAACTTAACATAACCAAAACTAACAAAACTTTTGATATTGTGGGTTGTTCTCCCCAATTTTTAAAAGAACATTTAGAAACCCAATTTACTGATGGTATGAGTTGGGATAACAGGAGTGAGTGGCATATTGACCACATCATTCCATTATCATCGGCAAAAACAGAAGACGAACTTTATAAGTTGTGTCATTATGAAAATCTTCAACCATTATGGGCTGAGGATAATTTGAAAAAGAGTAACAAAATTTTATAGTAACGAATACAAACAAAACAAGTGACTAAAACACTATTAGTGGATGGAAACAATCTACTTAAGATTGGGTTTTGCGGGGTTAAAGACTTTTACCACAACGGAAAACACATAGGAGGATTATGGCATTTTATCAATACAATTAGACGTTTTATAGACGAACAAAATTTTGATAAGGTTGTTGTTATGTGGGATGGTGATAATAATTCATCCGCCCGAAAACTTATTTACCCCCAATATAAAGAAAAACGACGTATAACCGAAGATTTCAAAGATGAATCTTTTGAAGAACAGAAAGAGAGAATCAAACAATACTTGGAGGAATGTTATATAAGACAAATCAACGTAGATAATAACGAAGGCGACGATTTGATTGCTTACTACTGCCAAATCTCGGAAAACGAACAAAAGACTATCTATTCGGGGGATAAAGACCTTACCCAACTTATATCGGATAAGGTATCGGTATATTATCCAAGAACCAAAGAGACTTATCATTTAGGAAGTAAAATCAAATGTGATTTTTACGAATTTCCCCACGAAAACATCAGGACTTATAAAATTCTATCTGGAGATAAATCGGACAATATTGACGGTATTTCAGGGTTGGGTGAGAAAACTCTTATAAAGTTTTTTCCTGAGCTACTTGAAAAAACCGTTTCTATTACCGATATTTTAGAAAAGGCTGAAATTCTACTAAAGGAAAACAAGGGTAATAAGACATTACAAAATCTTTTATCCGGAAAAACTAAAAGTGGTGTGTATGGTGATGAGTTTTTTGTTATTAACGAAAAAATTATAAATTTATCAAACCCATTAATTACTGATGGTGCTAAAGAACTTGTTGAATTATATTATAAAGAAACCTTAGACCCTGATGGAAGGGGTCATAGGGGACTTATTAAAATGATGATGGAAGATGGGTTTTTTAAGTATCTACCGAAGGGGGATGACGCGTGGGTTAATTTTGTTAGACCCTTTTTAAAACTAACAAGAAAAGAAAAAAGAAATTATAAAAACAATTAATTAAAACTATGAAAGACCAAGATTCGGTAAAATTAGAATTCTTAATGATGGTAAATGATAACATCATTGTGCAGAGATTTTTTAACGTAAGAGAGTTCAATAATGAGGGAAAAAACTCGTTAGAACTTTATGACTTACTTCGTGAATTTAAAGACGATATTCAAACTCAATTGTCGTTGAAAACCGTAACGTATATGACGGATAATATGTACGAAATTGTGAACAATCCTGCTATTTTGGAAACGTCTTATACTGACGGTCCGGAGTACTTCAACATCTTCATCAAACAAAATGATGTGACAATTTGTCATAGACAGGTGGATGCTAAAGTATACCCTCCAAAGATAAGATATACTGTGGATGTACGCCCACACCTAAAAAACCTATTAATGAATTTAACTGACATTTTTTCGTCAAAAGATTTAACAAAAAAATATCTAGAAGTTAACCTAAGTGTATAGTATTTATTAATACACTAAAAGAAAAATATATGGCGTCAAACAAAAATTTTGAGTATCTAGGTAGTACATTTCAGATACAATTATTAAACCAAATCATTATCGATAAAGACTTCTCAAGGTCAATTATAGATGTGATTGAAACAAGTTATTTTGAGAATAAATATTTCAAATTAATCATTCAAATGATTAAAGAGTATTACACAAAATACGAACACACACCAACCTTTGACACCTTAGAACAAATCACAAAATCTGAGATACAACAACCTCTGGCGGCAAAAATCATTATTGATACCCTTACAAAAGTTAAGGAGTCCACGTTAGAAGGTGCTGAGTTTGTACAAGAAAAATCTATGAAATTTTGTAAACAACAAGAGTTACAAAAAGTAATGGTTAAAGCTCAAAAAATCATCGATACTGGTGAGTTTGAAAGTTATGATACATTAGAGGAAATGGTTAGTAAGGCATTACAAGTAGGGGAACACGATAAGGGAACTGAAAGTGTTTTTAGTAACTTAGATGATGTTTTAAACGAAGATTATCGTCATCCGATACCGATGGGTATTCCGGGTATAGATAGACTTTTAAAAGGTGGGTTGGCTAAAGGTGAAATCGGTGTTATTTTAGCACCAACAGGTGTAGGTAAATCTACTTTACTTACAAAAATTGCAAATCATTCATTTAATTTGGGGTATAATGTTTTACAAATATTCTTTGAGGATAATCCGAAGATTATCCAACGAAAACACATTACATTATGGACAAAAATCCATCCGGATGAATTGTCTATAAGAAAAGATGAAGTTATGGTTAAAGTTCAAGAAATTAAGGAGAAAATGCCTAATGAATTAATACTTAAAAAACTTCCATCTGATACTATAACAATGATGCAAATTAAGAATCAAATTAGAAAAATGATTTCTGAAGGTATTAAAATTGATATGGTATTATTGGACTACATTGACTGTGTGGTTCCGGATAAAAACTTAGGAGATGAATGGAAATCTGAAGGGTCTGTGATGAGAGGTTTTGAATCTATGTGTCACGAACTTGATTTAGTTGGATGGACTGCAACTCAGGGTAATAGAAGTTCAATATCCTCAGATGTTGTAACTACCGACCAAATGGGTGGTTCTATCAAAAAAGCTCAGGTTGGACACGTAATCATTTCCGTGGCTAAATCTCTACAGCAAAAAGAAATGAAACTAGCGACGATAGCAATTACTAAATCACGTATTGGTGATGATGGTGTTGTCTTTGAGAATTGTAAATTCGATAATGGTATGTTAGAGATTGATACTGAGAGTTCAGTAACATTCTTAGGGTTAGAAGAACAAACTGAAGAAAGAAATAGACAGAGAATCAAGGACTTGTTAGATAAGAGAAAAGAAAAAAACCAACAACAAATTAATTAATATGAAAGAAAAAATATTAGAACCAAATAATGAGAGATTTGTTATCTTCCCAATAGAACATAATGATATTTGGGAATTTTACAAACAACACCAAGCGGCGTTTTGGACAGCGGAAGAAGTTGATTTATCTAATGATATTAGAGATTGGGAAAACCTATCTGATAATGAGAGATATTTCCTTAAAAATATATTAGCATTCTTTGCGGCATCTGATGGTATCGTGAATGAAAATTTGGCTGAGAACTTCTTAAAAGAAGTTCAATATGCTGAAGCGAAGTTCTTCTACGGATTCCAAATTATGATGGAGAATATTCACTCCTTAATGTATTCATTATTAATAGATACTTATGTGTCTGATGAGACAGAAAAAGATGAATGTTTCCACGCAATAGATAGATTACCTGCTGTTCAGAAAAAAGCTAGTTGGGCATTGAAATGGATAGAAAGTTCGTCTTTTCAAGAAAGATTAGTAGCGTTTGCGGCGGTTGAGGGTATCTTCTTCTCAGGTTCATTCTGTTCAATCTTTTGGATGAAATCAAGAGGGATTATGCAAGGATTATGTAATGCTAATAGCCTCATCTTCAAAGATGAGAACTTACATTGTGATTTTGCGATTCATTTGATTAACAATCATATTGAAAACAAACCAACGGAGAAAAGAATTAAAGAAATTTTATTATCAGCATTAGAAATTGAAAAAGAGTTTATTACTGAGTCATTACCTGTATCTTTAATTGGTATGAATTCAAATTTAATGAAACAATATCTTGAATTTGTAACTGATGGACTATTAGTTAAGTTTGGATGTAAAAAACATTTTAATGTTGAACAACCATTTAAATTTATGGAACAAATCGCTGTTGAAACAAAGGGTAACTTTTTTGAATCAAGAACAATGGAGTATCAAAAAGCTAAGTTAGGAGAATCATTAACATTTACAGACGATTTTTAATATGATGTCACTAAAAATAAGAAAAAGAGGGGGTGATGAGGTATCCTTTAACCCCCAAAAAATTTACAATAGAGTTAAACAAGCTTCTAAAGGGTTAAAAGTTAATGCTGATGAGGTGTTCATTAAAGTGATTACTTCGGTCCCAACTGAAGGTGTTATTACAACTAAAGAGTTGGATAAATTGGTTTACGAGATTGCTGCGGCTTATACTGGTAGTCATCACGATTACTCAAGACTAGCGTCATCTGTGGCAATATCTGCGTATCACAAAGAGACTGATGAAAGTTTCTGTAATACAATGAAAAGTTTATATGACGATGATATTATTAATGATATCTTAATCAATACAATTACTCAATACGGTCCTGAAAATATTGATTCGGTAATAAATCACGAGAATGATTACAATTTTGATTATTTTGCGTGGAAATCATTACAGGAAATGTATTTGTTGAAAACACCTAAAGGTGTTGTAGTTGAAAGACCTCAACATATGTATATGAGAGTTGCTTTATGGGTGACTAAATCATTTGAAGAGGCGGTTGAATACTATAATTCGTTATCGAATCAACTTATCTCTCCGGCAACACCAATTATGATTAATGCGGGTACCAAAACACCTCAACTAGCGTCTTGTGTGTTGAAGTACAATAACGGAGATTCAAGACAAGGTTTGTTGGATACATTTAATGACATTTCAACTTATTCGTCAGATGCGGCTGGAATTGGGTTATGTATGTCTAACATTCGTAGTAAAGAAAGTCGTATTAACTCATCAGGAGGATTTGCGGGTGGTTTATTGAAATACCTAAAGATTGTTAATGAAGGGTTAAGATTCTTCAACCAACAAGGAAGAAGACCGGGTAGTGCTGCTATCTACATAGAACCTTGGCATAAGGATATTATGGACTTACTTGAAATCAAAAAGAATACGGGTGCTGAGGAGTTGAGAGCAAAAGATTTATTTACCTCAATTTGGTTACCGGACAACTTTATGAACGCAGTTAAGAACAATGATGATTGGTATTTGTTCTGTCCTAACGAAATTATCAAAGCGGGTATCAAACCATTACAAGAAGCTTACGGTGATGAGTATGAATCAAATTACAACAAAGCAGTTGAACTTGGTTTAGGTAAGAAAGTAAAAGCACAAACAATTTGGAATAAGATTATTGAATCTCAGGTTGAAACCGGAGTTCCTTACTTATGTTCTAAAGATAGTGCTAACAGAAAAACTAACCATCAAAACATCGGAGTGATTAAACAATCTAACTTATGTAATGAGATTTACCAATTCACCGATGAGAACACCACAGCAATCTGTACGTTATCATCTATGGTATTAAAGAACTTCATCATAAAAGGAGAATTTGATTTCAAATTACTTTATAGTGAAGTTAGAAAGGTTGTTAGAGCACTTAACAAAGTTGTTGATATCAATAGTTATTCAACTGAACAAGGAAGAAAAGGTGGGTTGGAACAAAGAGCGATTGCCATTGGAACACAAGGTCTTGCTGATGTATTCTTCTTAATGGATTATATCTTTACAACTGAAGAAGCAAAGAAACTTAATAAAGAGATTTTTGAAACAATCTACTTCGCAGCAATCACTGAAAGTATGAATCTATGTAAAACAGGTGAATACAAACCATACGACTTTTTTAATGGGTCACCAATGTCAAAAGGTATATTCCAATTTGATATGTGGGGGTTAGATTATGAAGGTTTAGGTGGAATGTGGGATTGGGACTCACTTAAATTAGAAGTGTCTAACCACGGTGTTTGTAATTCGTTATTCACGGCTCAGATGCCAGTTGCGTCTTCGGCTAAGATTACAGGTTCATTTGAAATGACAGAACCGGCTCACTCGGCATTATTTAATCGTCGTGTTGTCGGTGGTGAAATTTTAATTGTTAATAAATACTTAATTAACGATTTTGAAAAGTTAGGTGTTTGGTGTGAGGACTTGAAAAATGAGATTATAATGAATGAAGGGTCAGTACAAAATATTAATTTTAATCATTACTTGGACCCGGAAGATAAAAATTATAATAAGAAGGTTAAACGAATAGAACATTTAATTCCAAAATACAAAACAATTTGGGAGATATCTCAAAGAGAATTGATTGATATGGCTGCGGACAGAGCACCATTCATAGACCAATCACAGTCAATGAATATCTATATGTCTGAACCAACATTATCAAAGATTTCATCATCACACTTCCATTCTTGGGGTAAAGGGTTGAAAACTCTTTGTTATTATGTTAGAACAAAGGCGATATCAACCGGAGCTAAACACTTAGCTGTTGATATATCAAAAGTGAGTCAATCAAAACCAATTGAGAAACCAACCGTTGATTTAACACAAAAACCTTCGGATTCCGAGTTTGAGTGTTTCGGATGTGGTTCTTAAATAAAATAATCACGACATTAGTGTCGTGATTTTTTATTTTAATCTATTTATAAGAAATAATCACGACACTATATTTATAGTTATGGCAGATGGAACAACATATGGGTTAACTTTTCCTTTCAGAGATTCTTTTGATGGGAAATATTTAGATTTATCGGATTATAATGACCAAGAGATTAGGTCTAATTTAATACATCTTTTATTATCTAAAAAGGGTAGTAGATATTATTTACCTGATTTTGGTACAAGATTATATGAGTTCATATTTGAACCATTAGATGGACCTACTTTTTCAGAAATAGAAACAGAAATAAGAGAATCTGCGGGTATATATCTTCCGGGAATAAGAATAACTAAAATTAGTATTACCGCGGCATCCGATGGTGATGAAGATAAAGGAAGTTATATAAACGATAACGATGAAAGAGTATTTAGAGTACCTAACATCTCAAATAATGAACATACTGCAAAAGTTAAAATTGATTATATCATAAATAATGATGTTTTTAATAGTAGTGACTTTGTAATTATTAATATATAAAATTATGGCAAACAAGAAAATTTCCTATACTACAAGAGATTTCCAATCAATTAGAACAGAGTTAATTAACTTTACTAAAACGTATTATCCTGATACAATTCAAAACTTTAATGATGCGTCGGTTTTTTCAGTATTATTAGATTTAAATGCTGCGGTTACAGATAACTTACAATTTAATATTGATAGAAGTATTCAGGAGACTGTATTACAATATGCTCAACAAAGGTCTTCAGTTTTTAATATTGCAAGAACTTACGGATTAAAAGTTCCAGGTCTTAGACCATCA